AAACATGATCAAATATTGTCTGAAACATGACATGTTAACCACGGTTCACCGATATTTTGAATCCAGTGAACATCAATATCGACATGTTTTTGAAGCTGTTGGGACAGATTGTGATCAGGTTTTCTTTGCTGTTGGTAAAAATAGAAGATGGGTTGATATGTTGATCGACCACGGTATTTACAAGTTCATTGTTGATATGGCACACGGTAATTCAAAGGTGTGTGTCGATACGGTTGAATACATACGCGAGAAATGCCCAGAATCAATCATTATAGCGGGTAACGTAGCGTCAGCTGATGGATATACCAGATTGATGAACGCTGGTGCTGATATGATACGTGTAGGGATTGCGGGTGGTTCAATTTGTTCAACTGCTAAATCAACTGCGATTGGTCTACCTAATGTAACAAGTCTTATCGAATGTGCTAAAGCAAAACAGAAATGTGGTGGTCAAATCATTGCAGATGGTGGTATTAAATCATCCAGTGATATCATCAAAGCAATTGCGGTTGGTGCTGATATGGTCATGTGTGGTAAACTGTTAGCATCAACATCTTTAGCTGAAGGTCCATTTTATCATGATGGGGTTGAATTGAATTACCAAAAGGGTGATATTACAACAGACTGTTTCTTTAACCCACTTACAGGTAAACCAGTTATCCCAGAATTTGCTGAATATTTCGGTATGGCTAGTACCAAAGCTCGTGAACATAATGGAACACATAACACAAATGTATCAATTGAAGGTGAGTCTGGTGTTGTTGAATATACTGGAGAGACATGGGATATTATAAATAGTCTAGAGAATAACCTTAGATCAGGTCTTGCATATTGTGGATCACGGACATGGTTAGAATTTAAACGAAAGGTGGGTATCCAGAAGATGTCAATGTCCGGTATCATTGAAAAGGAGACCCATTTATATAGAGGTTGATATGATAAGATTCAAACAATACGTAGAAGCGGTTAATACGGGTGGACAAGAAGCGGGTAAAATGGAGTTATCAAAAACATCCATTGATCAAGCCCGTGAAGAGGCTGAACGTATTATACCCAATCTCGATAAAGATATCCCAAACTTTGATAAAAATTTAAAGAACGCAAAAAGTAAAGCGAAGGTTGGTAAGACTAAACGAAAAGATATGCCAGTCATAACCAGTCGTGATGTACGTCAGTTCCAACAGAGACTTGTTGATGGTCATATTGATATCAATGATCCTTATGCTGATGAAACCAACCCAAAGAACCCATTCCCACAGGGTCTCGATAAAGAAAAAGCGGATGCATGGTTGAAAGCTGGTTTGAATGATGGTGACCAGAATGATGATAAAATTAAAGTGATTGAGAAATATGTAACGGTTGGTGATCTTAAACCGATTCAGAAACAGATATACATCGATAAGTCAATAAAAATGGCACATAATGACGAAAAAGGTATAACCGTTGATTCAACTAAGAAATTCCTCCAAGGGAAAACATTCTACATCGTGTCTAATGATGGTTACATCCTTGATGGACACCATAGATGGTTAACGGCTATGATAATCGATCCAACAATGAAAGTCAACACTATATCAATCGATATGCCTATTAAAGAGTTACTACCGATGATGACCGCATATGGTGACGCAATAGGCAACAAAAGGAATAAATAATGCAAATCGAATCATTTAATAACGAATTATACACGAGTACCATACAGTTTGTTGATATATTCAATCATATCGCATTCACTGGTCGAAATAACAAGACGACAAAAGTTGGTGTTGTTCTTGGTAATAGATCACGTATATTCAAGGATCTAGAAAACCCAAGTAAGTCACCAATCGTATATCCATTGATTGCTGTTCAACGAACGGCTTTATCCCGTGATACCACCCGTGTGAATGATATAAACGAAAACCTTAAAGCAATGACTGGTTCAATTGATTATAATAATATACAAGGTAATCCAGTCAACATAACATTTCAAGTAACCATTTTTGCAAAAAGACAGAGTGAGATTGAACGTATCATTGGAAATTTCGTCCCATTCTTTCAACCAGACGTATATGTAAGGGTACCACATCCAAAATTATCAGACAAGAAAATGAATCTACAAGTTGTTTGGGATGGGGAAGTTGACGAGGAATGGCCTTTCGAACTTGGAGCAGAACAACCCGATACAAAAATAGCGACTGTAAATTTTATATTAAAAACATCGTTGTTTGCGGGTACAAGTAAGTATAATGGAATAAGTAACCCGATTGAGTCAATTCATTTCACATTGACTGAATCATTATCCGGTGAATCAATTTATCCGAATAATTATGTTGGTGGGTTCTATGAAGTACCTTTCACTGTTGATTTGTGTGATTATTATGATGATGTGAGGGATGGTACGATCCCTGATCCAGCAGTGGATGAGTTTATTGTAGAGTAATTGATGGAGTGTGAGTTATGGTAATGGCTATGTATAAATGGTGTGCTGAATGTGATGTGGATACACTACACCACAATCATGATTGTACAGTTTGTAGTGAACGTGAGCGTAGAGTTAAACGGGCAGAGTGGTGTGCGTTAACTGACGGTGAACGAATCGAACTTCTTATGAAACGTATTGAAATACTTGAACGTAAACCCGTAAGATATTGATATTATGAATGATGATTGGCCTAATAATGTATTAGTGAATGAGTGGTCTGGTAAAGAAACGGAGTGTGTCACTGAACCACCCAAACCACCCAAACCACCTGAATGGCGGTCAATGTGTAGTTCTTGCTCTTGGGTGGGACATAGCGGTGATGAACATACATGTTGGACTGGTATAATTTTTGGTGTATGGATAATGATGTTACCGATTGGATTAATGTTGATGTTCATATATAAAGTGTTAGTTTGTCAAGGTATAATAAAAGGATGATTATGAAAGAGATTAAGTTAAAAGAGAATGTTGGTGCAAAAGTATTTAAAGCACCTGAACCATATAGCGGTTACAGTAACTATATTTTCCTAGCTGGTTCCATTGAGATGGGTAAAGCTATTGATTGGCAGACTGAAATATCGGAAAAAATTGCTCATTTAAATATAGGTATACTTAACCCACGAAGAGATGATTGGGATTCTTCTTGGGAACAGACGATTGAAAATGATCAGTTTCGTACACAGGTGATGTGGGAACTCGCTGGTTTAGAACGTGCTAATATCATCGTGGTGGTGTTCGATCCGAAAACAAAGAGTCCAATCACACTGATGGAACTTGGTCTACATGCAAAAGATCAGAATGTAATCGTAGTTTGTCCAGAAGGTTTCTGGAGAAAAGGTAATGTTGATATTGTTTGTCAGAAATTTGGTATCACACAAGTTGACACCATTGATGAATGTGTACCATTGATTGAATCTATTATTAACGTATGACATATATAAGTATTGTATGTAGGAAGTTTGGGTCTATTGTTATCAGTAAAATTTCAGCTGATGATGAATATACATCGGTTGATTACTATACATTTAATAATAATACCAATAACGCAACACGGTTCATAAAAGAATTACGTGCGATGATTGATCCATATGAAACTGAAATCGTTGTGATAAACTTCGATGAATTTTCCAGTATTGACTATATGAATCAAATATATGGTTCACTGCATACATTGAAACTGTTTGGTACAGTCAATAAGGTTACCTATATGTCTGATCCAACAAAAATGTTTAGACGGGTGTTTAGGTACATCGGTGCAGGTAAAGGTCGAAAGATGACCCGTGATGGTGTTGCTGATATGCTTTTAGGAAGCTGTTCATGTAAGTTCTATACAAAATTAGTTGAGATAAACATTGCAAATAAATCAAAACAACTGTATAATCTACATAGGATGGGTTTAGTTTCAGTATATTACATGTTGATCAAAAATAAACTTCAAGGTAAGAATGGATAGTTTAATAGAATATATCGGTAATGGTTCAATATTAACTGATGTTGATGCTGAATGTTTAGCAAGAATATCAAGAAGGATGTATGGAAATGGTTTTTATACTAATGCCATATATCTAGATGCATTCCTACAAAATTCAAGGAGAGTTGAAAATGGCAAAAAAGAAGACTGAAAAAAAGACACCAACTAAGGTTACTGATATCAAATCAATGATGGGTGCGATCCGTAAGCAAACGGGTTCAACCTCATATGACATAAGTCCGTATGGTGATGTAACAGGTTTCATTGACACAGGTTGTTTGTCATTGAATGCTAAAGTGAGTGGTAGTATCAAGGGTGGTCTACCTGAAGGTCGTATTATTACGATTACAGGTGAGTCGGCATCTGGTAAAAGTTTAATAGCGGCTATGACAGTGGCAAACGCATTAAATAACCAATCATATGACCGTGTGTTCTACCTAGACTCAGAAGGTGGTGGGTTGAAAGATTTCCTTATATCCACTGGTGCTCCAATGGATCAGATTGAACATGTATTGGTTGATTCTGTTGAACTTGCAACCGTAACATTGATATTCATCTATGAGAAAATCGAAGAAATGTTGAAAAGTGATCCTAGTCTTAAATTTCTTGTCATACTTGATTCATTTGGTGCATTAGTATCAAAGAAAATGCTCAAGGATGCTATGGAGCATGGTGAACAGAAAGGTGATATGGGTCTAACAGCAAAGTTGAAAAACGCTATGATGAAAAAGATGATGATCCCAGTACTGAGGTCAAATGCATCATTGATCGTGTTGAATCACATTTATGATGATCCAGCGGCTAAATATCCAAGCAAGATTAAGAATATGTCAGGTGGTCATGGTATTATATTCGCTTCTCATGTGATCATTCAAACCGCAAAGAAGCTTATTGATGATGAATCAAATAAAGAAGCACACTTCAATGGTAATCGGATGAGTTTCTTTACAACAAAGAACCGTATCGTTAAACCATTCCACCAAACGGAGATGTTTATCGATTTCAATACTGGTATTGAGAAATATGAAGGTCTTGTTGATGATGCTAAAAAATTCGGATACATAACCCAAGCTGGTGCATGGTATAAAGTTCCATCTTATACGGGTGATAAAAGTCTACGGATGTCGCAAATTTTAGAGGATGATAAATTATGGGAATCATTCTTGGATGATCTTGATAAGGATATCAATAATTCAATGAGATATGGTTCAAAAACCGAAATGGGTGAAGTAGAAAAACAGGAATTGGAGACGTTAGGTAATGAAGATGATTAGTGAAAAGAAGGTAACGATAAGTTTGAAAGAGACGAGTTCACCAATAGTACATAACTCTGTAACTAATACATATACGAAAGGTGATCTTTTCTGTGTAATGATTTATGAGTTGGGTGAGTTGAAGGTTGTAAAATATCCAATTGGTAATATATTTAGAATAATTGAAGATGATATATTAAATGAAAAGGAATTAACCATATGAATGTAAAAGTTATTGGTAAGAAGGTGTTAGCACGAGAGGTAACTGAACAACAACAACAAATTGAGGGTGGTATCATCATTCCAGATTCAGCCAATGAAACTCCACGTGAGTGTATTGTTGAATCGGTTGGTGATGTTGAAGATGGTCTAATCGAGATTGGATGTACGTTGTTGATATCAAAGGGTGCTGGTGTTGGTGTTAATATTGACACAAAAGACTTCATCATCGTTGATGAATGTGATATAATAGCTGTAATCAATTAGGGTTCAAATAATATGACACCGAAATTTTTTAAAGAAGCTGATGTAGAATTGAAAAAACCTGCAAACATGACTGATGAAGAGTGTTCATCATTATGGATACATCGAACTGATGGTCAATGTATATCATTATGGAAAACTACTTTATGGGAACGTGTAAAATTCCTGTTTCATGGTCATATTTGGATTGGTGTGTTGAGTGGTGAAACCCAACCGCCTATATGGTTAGATTGTAATAAAACAACGTTTAAAGAAGAAAAGGAAGTATAGTTATGGCAAAACAGATTAAATTTGATGTAGAGGCGCGTGACGCAATGTTGCGGGGTGTAGAGAAGTTGAGTAAAGCGGTTAAAACCACACTCGGTCCAAAAGGTCGTAACGTGATTATTGATACTGCTTGGGGTGTCCCATCGGTAACCAAGGATGGTGTATCCGTAGCTAATCAGATCACACTAGAAGACCCGTTTGAAAACATGGGAGCACAGATGGTTAAACAGGTAGCGGCTAAAACAGCTGATATCGCTGGTGATGGAACCACTACAGCAACCGTACTAGCGGAAGCTATTTACCGTGAGGGTTTGAAGAACATTACAGCTGGTGCTAACCCTATGTGCCTTAAACGTGGTATTGATAAAGCGGTAGACATGTTGGTAGCGAATCTTACGGAAATCAGTAAGAAGGTTGAATCTTCTGATGATATTATCAACGTTGGTACAATTTCAGCTAATGGTGATGAAAAGATTGGTCGTATTATCGCTGAAGCTATGGATAAGGTTGGAACAGATGGAACGGTGACCGTGGAAGAAACACGATCAATTGAAACGACACTCGAAGTTAATAATGGGATGCAGTTCAAAAGTGGTTATCTATCACCATATTTCTCAACCAATGCGGAGAGACTTGAATGTGAGATGGATGACACATACATTTTGATGGTTAGTCAGAAAATAACAAACCTAAATGACATCATTCCAGTACTCCAACAGGTTCAAAAGACGGGTAAACCACTATTGATCATTGCTGAAGACGTTGAAGGTGAAGCGTTGTCAACATTAGTATTGAATAAACTTCATGGTAAGTTGAATTCTTGTGCAATCAAAGCTCCAAAATTTAGTCATAACCGTACCTTGACAATGGAAGATATTGCAATCTTAACGGGTGGTATATATCTCACAGAAGATCTTGGTATCAAACTTGAGAACATCACACTCGACCATTTAGGTACAGCTGGTCGTATTGTTATTGGTGAAAATGATACAACCATTATTAACGGTGGTGGTGACGAAGGTAGTATTGAACATCGTTGTGTACAGCTTCGTAAACAAATTACTGAGTGTGAAAAGGATTGGGAACTTTTCAACCTTAAAGAACGTTTAGCTAAACTTTCATCCGGTATCGCAATCATTAAAGTTGGTGCAACCACTGAAGCAGAGATGCGAGAAAAGAAAGATCGAGTTGATGATGCGTTACATGCAACACGTGCCGCAATCGAAGAGGGTATTGTTGAGGGTGGTGGAGTAGCACTACTACGAATCCAACCAAACTTGGATGATGTTGGAGTTGTTAATGCTGATGAAAGGATCGGTGTTGAAATTGTCCGTAAAGCGATTGAAGCACCATTGAGACAACTGGTTGAAAATGCTGGTATCGATGTTGGTGTGGTTGTCAATGAGGTGAAGTTCCACGATCTTGGTTATGGTTATGATGTTGCATCAGGTTTCATGGTTGATATGTTCACCGCTGGTATCATCGACCCAACGAAGGTAACCAGAACAGCACTACAGAATGCGTCAAGCATCGCTGGACTGTTGTTGACTACTGAATGTATGATTACCGACATTAAAGAAGATAATCCAACACCAGCAAATGCCGAACAAGTAATTATGTAATTTAATCACGACATTTATCACGACACTGTGTCGTGATAACTGTCGGGATAGAGGAGATATTTATGCCAAAATGTGATAGTTGTGGGGTGGACACTGATAATACTGCTGATAAAAACGCTTGTATAATTTTATGTGATGGTTGTGAAAAAGGAGATGTTATGCAGACACTAAAACTTGATGATCAATTGATGAAATGGGTGTGGGATGGTGTTAAGTCCGGTACATCTAGATTGGGTGTACGTGATATATCACTCAACGAACTACTACTAACGGCAACCAACGGGACGGTTGATGATATTGTGGTTGATGTAAAGAGTGTTACATATACACGTTTAAGGGATATATCAATGAGTATTATAGAATCTGAAGGATATAAATCGTTGGATGAATTGAAAACATCACTTTTACGATTTTATCCAGATATAAATGATGATAACGTGTTCACACTTATTGAGTGGGATTAGGAGATATAAATGTACGGAAAAGAATTAATATTAGATATACATGAATGTAATACCAGTGATTTTAATAGAAAGGGTCTTAAAGAGTTTTTTGATATCCTTTGTAAGAATATCAAAATGGAGCAATGTGATTTACATTTCTGGGATTATGAAGACCCAGAGGAATATGCTAAAGCACCAATCCACTTAAAGGGTACATCAGCAATCCAATTCATCACAACCAGTAATATTACAGTACACACATTGGATGAACTGAATCGAGTCTATTTGAATATTTTTTCATGTAAGGATTTTGATGCTGTGTATGTGGGTCGGTTTGTTGAAAGCTTCTTCAGAGGTAAGATTGTAAATTCAACAGTGGTAGACAGAATATGAACAACGTAGCTTTTATTATACCAACGGGTTTAGGTTGTACCATTGGTGGTCATGCTGGAGATGCAACACCAGCATCTAAATTGATAGCGAGTGTTTGCGATAGATTGATACTTCACCCAAATGTCGTCAATGCATCAGACATAAACGAGATGTCACATAACTCATTATATGTAGAGGGTAGTATCCTTGACAGATTCCTAGAGAATGAGATAAATCTAGATGAAGTTAATAGTAATCGAATCTTGGTTGTTGTTAATGAAATCGGACAACCTATAACCACAAATGCGGTGAATGCGTCTAGAATAAACCTCGGTGCAAACATAGAGATCGAAGAATTGAATACACCACTTATCATGGAAGCTATGATTGAAAACAAAATGGCAACGGGTGTATCATCTGGTGTCAGTGAATTAATTGACCAACTTAAAGATAGAAACGATTTTGATGCGGTAGCTATAGCAACTCCAATTGATATGGCTGAAGGTCTAGCATTAGATTATTTCCGTAAATGGAGAGATGATTCATATGCAAACCCATGGGGTGGTATTGAATCAAAAGTATCAAGAGAGATTGCAACAGCACTGAACAAACCAGTAGCACATGCACCAGTAGAAAGTTTAGATGTAAGGGATGATGATCCAGAGTTATTTAATATACTGTATACTGAAGTTGTTGATCCACGAAAATCAGCTGAAGTGATTTCATCATGCTACATACATTGTGTGTTGAAAGGTTTACATAAAGCACCAAACATAACAAGGTTTGATCGTGGGATAAATGTATCAAGTATAACATGTTTGGTTTCCCCATATGGATGTATCGGTAGACCACATGAAGCATGTTTCAAAGCTGGGATACCCGTTATCGCCGTTCGTGAAAATAAAACATTTATGAATCAGGTGGATGACCGTATAATCTATGTTGATAACTATCTGGAAGCTACTGGTGTGGTAGCGTGTATACATGCTGGAATAACAATTGAGTCAGTTGAAACATATAAAGTTAAGGAGAACTTATGACAGAAGCAAAGAAAACAGCAAAAGATTTTTATACAGAAAATCTATATAAATCATTAATCAAACGAGCAGAGAAATCCAAATATAATGGATTCATTATTCCAACATTAACTAAACCCGATTTGTTAGCGGTGATTGGTGACCTAATTGATGTTAACTCAATGGCAGATGAACGGATTGACGTGCTTGAAAATGACAACAACCTACTCAGACATGATATTGGTGTTATGGATAAACAGTTAAATGAACTAATTGAAAACCAATATAAAAACACCGACACTATTACAGCTGAAGATGTTGAAACTGATATCGATCTTCTCAATGCTGTATCCGATTCCGATAATGTTGGTAATGGTGTTGTTGGTAGTATTGATGGTATGGAAATTGAAGTAGTTGAACCAGCACCTGTTTTGAAAGATAACGTTCGTAGACCTATTGAAAAACCCAAAACACAGATCAGTGCGGAATCACTCAATACTGGTGAAATGGGTTCACATCAATATAGCGACTGGAATTAATTGTAAAAGGTGATTCACTTTTGGTGGGTCACCTTATATAATCCAGTATGGTTGTATTTTACTAGCGTTAAATTTTAAGGATATTGATGGATATTGAATGTATGATTAGTGATGAATTGATTGAAAAATTGATTCTGAAGAAAGTTCTCAGTGATAAGGCATATATGGTGCTGTTTGCTGATATGTATGATAAGCGATGGTTCGAAGATGATAATATTCAAAAGGTCATCGGTTTAGCGATACAATATTATAAAAAGTATGACAAACTAGCAAAGGTTGACACACTTAAACATTTAATTGAAAAGTACTCTCATCGTGATGAAACAATTGATATATCTGATGTACTGTCTACAATAAATGAATCGGTTAATCTGAATCCAGAACTTGATGATAAATGTATTGAAGATAATATCATCAACTACATAAAGTCTCGTGGTTCATTCTTTGCGATATCCGATAATATCAAATCAATTGAAATAGATAGGGATACTTCGAAATGTATTGACCGACTTGAACAATTCAATTCACTGATCTTGAATGAAGATCTTGGTTTGAACTACCGGAGAGATCAAGATAAACACTGGGATACAATCCTTAACCCTGAATCGAAATTATCGTTCGGTATCGAATCAATTGATAAAGTTACCAACGGTGGTATGTTAGCTGATGGACGTTGCTTGGTGGTATTCTTAGCACAAGCTGGTCTAGGTAAATCATTAACACTTAGTAACATTGCTCGTTATAATGCGATGAATGATAAGAAGGTTGTAATCATAACATTGGAGTTATCACAAGATGTATATGCGAAAAGAATTGATGCACATATATCCGGTTGTAATATTGATGAGTTAATTGGTCAACAGAAACGGGCTAGGTCGGAGATTGACAAATTCAATAACGATCACGCAAATCAGGAAATAATCATTAAAGAATATCCACCAAACTCGATTTCATGTTCAGCAATTGACGTATACCTTGAGCGTTTGAAGACATCGGGTATTGTAGCTGACCTAATTTTGATTGATTATCTTAACCTATTGGTTCCACGGGGAAAACAAACCGAATCATCATACACTGATATTGGTAACGTCTCACGTGAAATGAGAGCATTAACCTATAAGTGGAATGTTCCAATCTGTACAGCAACACAAGCAAATACACAGGGTTACAATTCAGAAGATATCGGTATGGAAAACATCAGTGAATCGAGGGGTATTGCCCACACTGCTGACTTTATCATGGCGTTATACCAAACTGATGAAGACCGTGAAGCGGGTGTAATAAAAGGTGCAGTGTTAAAAAATCGTCTAGGTGGTTATATCGGTAAACGTATACCGTTGAAATTAGATCCATTCAGTCTTAGATTAACTGATACCACCGATCAAATTGATGTGGATGAGGTTGATAGGTTACTTGGTGACGATAATGATATAATTGAAGATGATGTCGAACCAGTAATTGATGTTGAAATGGATGTTCATAATATGTAGCCTATGTAGTATAATAGTCTATACAGGAGAAAGAGTTTATGAACACCACCAATAATATTATTATCAACCTTGATGTAGATATTGAGAATCATTTAACCGATATTGAACTTGAACGATACATACAATGGTATTTCCCAGAGTTGAAAAACAATTGTGATATCATAAAGAAGTTAAAGGTTATGTTATTCAACGCTGAGTTTATCGACACAATGTTATATGATTTAGATCTAAGTTATTATGAATTAATTGTTATTATATGTAGATTATATCCAAGTGTTGTGACACCAGCCATAATTCGAAACATAAAAAATGCGTATGATGAATTTAAACTATTAGGTGTTGACGATCAATGAAAGAAGTTACCGTAGATGATGTTATTGGGATGTATTATTTCCAATATTTTAGAGTGGTCAAGGAAAAGTTTATATCGAAAGATGGTAAGCATTATAAGAAAGCTAAAAATGATCCAGTCCAGTTGTTAGCATTTACTAAAGCTACCAGCTTCATTAATGAACACAAGATTGATTATATTGATTATATAAGTGATACGTTCGAACATTATAAGAAGTTCCTGAACCCAAAGGTTTTAATCAACTTGGGAAATATCACCCGATATAAACAGGTGATTGAAGAGCGTACTGATGCCAAGAATATAACAACAATATATGATCAGATCTTAAAATCCATCCGGTTCGTTGCATTACAATGTAAAATGATGGAGATGGAAAACACGACTGATTTCATGAGACATTGTATACATAATGATCTACTTGGGAAATATCTAATGTCAGGTAAGTTGTCTAAATATTACTTAGCAATGTTCAGTAATATTGATAAATTATCAAGAATGTTGAAAGAGGATTCTATGAATGAAATACAGCGGGTAGTGGTTAAACACCGTGAATCGATCAACATCGATGCAAGAAATGCAATAAAAATGTTTAATGGTAGTGACAATGTGAGTATAATTGCGATAACGAACTATAATATCAATAAATTAATAAACGAATAGTTTAATAGGAGAATGAAATGTGTACATTAGTAAATGAAATGCCAAAAAAGGTTAAGAAGCGTAGTGGTAAGAAGACCCGTGAAATTCTTAATATTATCAAAATTGAGGAGACATTGGATTCAAAGAAACCATACCGTTTCAGAATGCTGTTCTTCAAGAACCCTGAGATTAATGAACGGGAAGAACCATCGGTGGTTAAATATACCCATGATAAATCGGGTATCGGTAATGATGGTAAACGTACATATGATTTCGTGAACTGTCCTAGAACACCATATGTATATTGGGAATCAAACCCATTCGATACGTGTCCAATGTGTGCAACTGCTGGTCGTTATTTCGATACATATAAAGATAGTGGTTACAAAGATAAAAAAGCACAACGTGAATTTGATAAATATAAAGCTAAACGTTTGGTGATGATTCCGGTATTCATTATACAAGATCCTAACCATCCAGAGAATAACAACAAGTTTGGTGTATTGAAGATTCGTGAATCTGATTTCAGTTATTTGAAAGATGAAAAGACTGGTGAGTGGAGTACAATTGATCCATTTGAGGTTCTTGAAAAGGAAATTGATTCCAGTGTAAAAGGTGGTATGTTCCCATTCAACACCAATGGGGTCGATCTACTTATGACCGTCAAGAAGGTTAGTGTGTCTGAAGGTGTTGATAAACCGTTCTCGTATGATAAGATTAACAAGATTAAGCTTAGTAAAAAATCATATGAAGTTGATGCGATCAACTCTGATGGACCATTCACCAAGTTCAGTAAGATCTTTGATGAAGAATGTTACACGGGTGTTACCAAAGAAGAATTGGTTTCATTCTATGATAAACATATTGGTGTTACATATGATGTACCGGATGAAGACATGGACGGTTTAGAAGATGAACCACAACCTAAGAAGACAACCAAACCAGCTGAAAAGAAAGCCAAACCAGCTGAAAAGAAAACCAAACCAGCTGAAAAGAAGGAAGTTGATGATGAAATCCCAATGGACTTCGAAGATGAAATGGGTGATCTAGATGAAATGGGTGATCTAGATGAAAAATCATCTGAACCTGAAATTGAAAAGGTTGAAGAATTCGACATTGATGACCTAGACGAGCTTGATGTTGAAGATATCATCGATGGTGCGGTTGCAGAAGATAAGGTTGAAGTAGTTGAACCAGTATCTGACGACAATACTGGTGACATGGATGACCTAGATGATCTAGATGGTTTCCTAGATGACCTAGAGGATCTATAATATTAAATCAGGGTATATCGAATTCATTAAAGTTTTCGGTATACCATGATTGAAATATGTGATACATTGTATAAATCTAATTATGAGCTACAATAGAAGACAAGAAGATAAGAAAAGACGTGACACCAAACATAAGAAAGGTGGATCACGTGATATAAAAAATACATCAAAACATGATATATCTGATATCTATGATGATGACGATTACAATAAACATGATAAACGTTATAAATAGACGTAGATAAAGGAGAAAATATGAAACCTATTAAATTAAACGAAGGTGCAAAGGGTTGGACGATCCTATATAATTATAAGGGTCGTAAAGTTGTTGGTACCAAACATTTTTATGAACGCATTGGTGAGCGAAACCAAATTGATGAGAAAGCTGTTAATACTATTTTTGAACGTGCAATGGATAGTTTGGTCAAAAAGAAACGTGGTAAAGAGAAGACCGGTGAATATCTAGTTTACTCTAAAGAATTTAAACAGGGTATTGTCATCGATTTTAGAGATCATAGCCTTGATGGGTTTGAAGATGGGAATAATAACATCGTAGCGGTGACATTCCTCCCAAGAACTAAATCGAAACCAGCTGATAATAAAACAACTAGATTGGTTGTTGAATCGAGTGATGTTGATTATTTTAGTCATGATCTAGCTAGTTACATCTATGATACATTTGATGTCGGTAGTGAAGCGGTTATGGAATCAGTTGACCCAGATAAAGTATCAATCATTAGGAAGAAGTTCAATGATATTGAATATGTTGCAGTGTTCAGTGAAGGTAAATTATGGAACATTGATATTGGTATTGTTGAAGTTGATTAAATAAATAAACTTTTTAGTTGATTTTCAGTAGTTAGATGTGTATAGTAGTTGACAGTTAATAAAGGAAAGCAAATGGAAAACATGACATCACAATGGAAACCTCGTACAAACACTGGTAAGACCCACTTCAATAAAATGAAGGGTACTGGTGAATCATGGACGAACCTTCGTTCAGAAGTATGGGGTGCGGGATACGTCTGCAAAGAAAAATGGGTTGACGTAAAATAGTTTGAAATAATGGTTGACTTCCACTAACGAGTTGAGTATAGTAATACATAACGATTGAGAAATCAATCAATGTTCTTTAAAATCTGAATAATTTGGGACGTATGGGTTCCAATTTGCCTTCGGGTAAGATAAACTGCGGTAACGTAGTGAAACAGGGTAGCTTTCTTACAAGTCCTGCCATGGAATTTATTTTTTCATGGACATCTATACAAGCCAAGCTTCTTATAAACTTCACTCCGGTGGAGGATTGGTGGAAGAGCTACAGGAAGAGGGTAACACCTCACACTAACGGATGATGCCGAGAACACTGAATCAATAGTTCGACATTGAAGAAGCAAAGGGTAGATATACTGTTAGAGTTTGTTGTGAACGAAAGCGGTGTATCAAACTTAGTGGTGAAGGAACCAATTAGGTATTCCTGAGTCGTGAAAGTTGATTCAAGTAACTCGACAGGGTGAAAGGGTATGTCTCGTAGTGTATTTCTGTTTTGGAAACTTAATGGAAGCAGTT